GGAAAAGTGATTTGTAATAGTGAAGCAATTAATCGTGCGAGATTGCGCATTGATGTAAGAAAATGGATGGCAGCAAAATTAGAACCACGAGTATATGGTGATAATCCACAATCAAATGAAAAACCAAATGATGATGAAGTAAAAAAAGCAATTGAGATTTTAAATAAATGCGTGAAGCCGATTCTTTGATTATTGGTTCAGATGAAAATAGATTAAGAAAAGAATTACTTTCTAATTTTTTGTTATTTCATCGCGTGATGTTTGAAGCAAGAACTGGACGAGAATTTTTAATTAGTCGTCCAGTTTCTAATGAATCTCACTTCATTACATTTGCAAGAGACCTGACTAATGTTTTTCTTGGATTAACAAAAAGATTATATATTGGGTGTCCGCCTGGATGGGCAAAGTCTGAAATGTGTAAGAGTTTTATTGCTTGGTGTTTTGCGCATTATCCTGATTGTAAATTTCTTTATATATCACATTCATTTGAATTAGCAACGCTCCATACTTCATCTATTCGTCAAACAATGATGTTACCTATTTATAAGAGGTTATTTAACATTGAAATTAGAAGAGACTCATCAGCGAAAGATTTTTTTCAGACGGTTGCTGGCGGTGCAGTTGTTGCTTTCGGTAGTCAGGGGGGTATTACTGGGCATGATGCTGGTTTACCTGGTCTCGATCGTTTTTCTGGAGCGATCATTATTGATGACATTCACAAACCTGAAGATATTCATTCTGATACTATCCGTGAGCGTGTTAAGCGAAATTATTTTGAAACGATTGAGAGGCGGTTACGCTCGCCGAATGTGCCGATTATCCTTGTCGGACAACGATTACATGAGGATGATTTACCTGCTCACATATTAACGGGTGCTGATGGTAGGCAATGGGATAAATCGATTATTAAAGCATTGGATGATGCGGGTAATGCTCGTTATCCTGAAGTCAACCCATTAAAAGATTTAATATTGATGCGTGATAAGCAGCCGTATGTTTTCGCGTCTCAATATCAGCAAGATCCATTACCTGCGGGAGGCGGGTTATTTAAAAGTGAATGGTTTCCTATTTTGGAAGAAACACCAAAAATCATTTCTACATTTATCACAGCAGATACAGCAGAGACGGAAAAAGAATATAATGATGCAACTGTATTTTCATTTTGGGGATTGTATCAACCTCATTTCAAAAGTGCTCCAATTGTTGGGATGTATGGCTTGCATTGGATTGATTGTCTTGAGATAAGGATTGATCCAAAAGATTTGGAAGAAACATTTTTGGATTTTTGGGCTGGTTGTATGCGATATCCTATTCAGCCTAAGTTTGCTGCGATTGAAAAGAAGTCGACGGGTGTGACTCTTATTTCGGTATTGAAAAAGATTCAGGGATTAAGAGTAATTGATATTCAGCGTTCGGGAACTATTAATTCGAAGACGAATCGATTCCTTGAGATGCAGCAATACATTGCGAGCAAGCAAGTTTCATTGCCATTGAATGGAAAACATACGACAATGTGCATTAAGCACATGACAAAGATTACCGCGAATAATGTCCATCGTTGGGATGATATTGCTGATACCTGTTATGATGCGATTAAAATGGCATTGATTGATAAAATATTAATCAGCAAGGAATTACCTGACATAGATCATGATGCGATAGCAAAAACATTTTTTGGAACAGCGAATCAAATTGATAGGTTAAAAAAATCAGCTTATACATCTTAATATAAGTGAGGTCACATGGAAGTGGCAAGACGACATGCGGAGCAGTTGGAGCGGATTAAAACGAATGTGCGACGAGCGCATGATTATTTTAAACCGAATTATGATCGCTTTAATGAGTTCAGACGTTTTGTATTTGAGTCTTCGTTAAAGAATGAAGAGTTAACACTTCTTACTACTCTATCTAAGCCACAACTCGAATTTAATGTTTTAGAAGCTTATATCTCACGATTATTAGGTGAGTTCTCTAAGCAAGAACCTGATATTGAAGTAAACGCAGATGATCAAAATACTGCTGATCCCATGACCATTAAAGTGGTTGAAGAGCATTTGCGTCATACATTGACAGATGCGGCCAATCATCATACTAAATATGAGGTATATAAAGATTTATTATCAGGTGGTTTTAGCAGTCTTAAAGTCACTACAGATTATGCACATCCGATGTCGATGCATCAAGTTATTAAGATTGAAAGAGCATATGATCCTACCTTATGCGGTTATGATCAGCTAGCACGTTATGCGCATAAAGGTGATGGCCGATTTTGTTTTGAGCTTTTCCCAAAGTCGAAAGAAGACTTTGAAGATGAATATCCAAATGTTGATATAGATCAAATAAACTTTAGACGGGATTTTGCGGGGTTTAATTGGTCATATTTAAATGATGCAACTGAAATACTTATTGTGGCTGATTACTATGAAAAGCAATCTAAAGAAGTAAAGATTGTGCAGATACGTGATGGTCGGGTAATGCGTTGGGATGAATATCAAGAGATGCTTAATAAATGGGGTGATTTATCTGCGCCTCCCGCTATTATTGGCCGTCCTCGTAAAACCATGATTGATAAGATTGTGCGTTATAGATTAATTGAGAATAAAGTATTAGAAGTTGAAGAGACTGATTTTACATTTTTGCCATTAATTTTTGTTGATGGTAATTCTGTAATGATTAAAACACCTAAGAATGGGAATGTAAGGCAGGTAACTCGTCCTTATGTTTATCATGCTAAAGGCGCGCAACGTTTAAAGAATTATGCAGGTATTGCGCTTGCTAATGAGATTGAAAACATTGTTCAGCATAAATTTATCATTAAGAAAGAAGCTCTACCAAAAGAGGAAGAGCTTCTTGCGGCTATCAAGGATATTCAAAAGCCGAGTAATATTATCGTTAATGCGTTCTATGAAAAAGACCCTGATCAACCTATTCCTGAGCCTATTCGTGAAATTATTAAGATTCCAGCTCCTCCGGAAACATTACAAGCGTTCACTGGTTCAGATTCATTGATTCAAAATATATTAGGATCCTATGATGCTAGTCTTGGAATTAATAACAATCAGCTTTCTGGTATTGCTCTCGTCGAAGCGGCTTCGCAAAGTAATGCGGCTGCGATGCCTTACATTGTTGGATATTTACAAGGATATCAAAGAGCGGCGCAAATCTATGTGGATTTGATGCCAAAGTATTACACAACCCCTCGCACTCTTCCATTGGTTGATGCTGAAGGGATGAAATACTTCATTAAGATCAACCAACAAGATGGTATGGATATCAATTATGATTCGAATGCGCTTAATGTAGTTGTTAAGGCGGGTGCTTCATTCCAAGTACAGAAGTCGCGTACCATTATGATGGTAAAAGAAATGATGGGGATGTCACCATTGTTTGCTCAATTTATCGCAGAGAAAGGATTACCATTTGTATTAGACAATATGGAAGGAAAAGGTATTGAGCAGCTTAAGACCCTCGTTGATGGTTGGTTAAAAGAATATGAGCAGCAAAAACAAATGGCACAACAAGCACAAATGCAGCAAGCCAATCAAAATCCACAGGCAATGCGCAACCAAATAGAAATGGCTAAATTGCAGCATCAATATCAAAAGGATGAAAAGCAATTCCAAATTGATATGGCTAAATTAGACATCGAGCGCAATCGAACAGCAGCCGATATTGAAATATCAAAACAAGATGCACATGTTGATTTAGTTAAGGCGCAAACGGAACGCTATGCTAAATCAGTTGATTTACAGATCAAACATAAAGACATGAATCATCGGCATGCTAAAGAAAGAATTGAAACAAGACACATGTTGAATAATTCACAATATGGAGTTTAGTTATGAAAGGGAAGCCAACTTATTCTGATTTTCGTGATGCAAAACCAACAGAATTGATGAAGACTTATAAACTCAATCAAGCGCAATTAGAGATGGCGCAAAGAAGAGTTAATCCAGGCGCGTCTCAATCAGATTTAAGAAAAGAATATGATAAATTTTATCGTCGTAATCGTCGTGATGCATAAGGAAATAAATTATGAAGATGTTAAAACCTTATAATAAGCGTGAGGAAGGTAACAAGAAAAAAGCATTTGCCGGTACCACTAAAGGTGTTAAAGCAGTTGCTAAAGATACCAATAAAACGCGTCGTAAAATGGTTAAGCCAACTGCATATAAAGGACGTCGTTAATGTTTTCAAACAAAAAGACTTTTAATACATCGATGCATCCTTTGTGGCGTTATAATAAACTTGATAAAACGACGCACAAATATTTAGATCATATCAGACGAACAAAGGGCGCAGAGATCTATGCTATTTGGGTGAAAAACCCTGATTTTGCTTATGAGCATTTATCTCCCTATTCGTATTATGATATGAATTTAGATGATTATATAAAAGAGAAAGAAAGACGGTATGGAATAAGAGATAATATATGAGCAAGAAGATTAATTTTCCGAAAGAATTAGTTAATGGAAAGATTGGAACGGGTTGGTTTCATGATGATAAAACAGATGAAGTAAGTAGTTTTGCATCGGTTTTATTAAGAGGAAAAATAGAAGAAGCTTTTGCTAAAGCAAAGGCTAATAAGGAGAAACTAAATGCCATTGAAGAAGTCAACGAGTAAGAAAGCGTTCTCAGAAAATGTAAGGGCTGAAATGAAAGCCGGTAAGCCACAAAAGCAAAGTGTCGCGATTGCCTATTCTGTAAAACGTGAGGCTAAAAAGAAGAAGAGAAAAAAATAATGCTATTACAACTTAATCCTACAATTCCGTTAGATACACCAAAAGGGTATGGGCAAGCATTAGCTTTGTTGGATTACAGTAGCGAGCACCATCTATTTTGGGTGGTTGCGATTGATGATACTGGAGAGATATGGACATTCCCTAATCCAGAAGTTCGAGCACAAAAAAATATAACAATGGGTAGAGTATATGAGCGTCATTTCTGTAATGAGTAAAGAACAGTTACAAGCATTAAATGATATGGTTGAGCATCAAAATAATATTGTTCATTATTGTTTATCTGATATTGATGCGTTGCGAGCTAAGATAGAAACTATTTTACAAAATATGGTTATCTATAATGCAACACAAAAGTTAACAGCCGATCATTTAGTTTCTATAGAGAAAAGACTTAATCAAATGATGGAAAAAGACTCTACTAAGAGTGAAATAATAAAAAAGAATATATTTGAGTTTAAAAGAGTTTCTGCAAAAGCACATGATGATATAAGGCATATTCGAAACGTATTGTATGACTTTTATTGTTGGATAATAGATAATGTGCCTAATAATAGTGAACGTGAAAACGGCATCACTAAGCTTGAAGAATGTGCCATGTGGCTTAATAAGTCAATTTCAAGGAGCGAATAAAGATGAAAAAGCATCATGAAGGAATGATCGACAATCGTCATGTGAGTGGAAATCATCAAGGCGGCATTGAACGCGTCAAACAGCGTAAAGGAGATATGCAAAAAGGCCAAGGTGGCCATATGCATAAGGAAGCGCATGGAGACTGGAAAGTTCCAAATTCCGCATCAACCCCAAGAAAGGCTTAATTTTATTAATTCAAGGATGAGGTACATTAAATGGGTATAATTCAAAGTCCTTCCGTCCTTCCAGGACAAG